GGAGTTTTCCGGCTTCGTTTCTCGATATCAAGCCGCAGCTGGCCCGCTGGGCGGCATACTCTCCGCGCTCGGTCCCGTTGGCACAACGATTGCTGTGGGTCTGGGCGCTGCGGCTACCGCGATGGCGTTCCTCAGCCAAAAGACCGACGAGTACATCGCAAAGCAACGAGCGCTGCAGGAAGCATCGGAGACAACGGGGCTCAGCATCGGGCAGCTCCAAGCGGTGAAGAAAGCGGCGAAGGAAAGCGGCATCGAGTTTGATAGAGCGGAGGCCGCGATCACGCGCATGGCGGTCGCCATCGATCAGTTGCAGCAAAAAGGATCTGGCCCGCTGGTCGACGTGCTGAACAAAATCGATCCGCGTCTGGTGGATGCGATCATCAATGCGAAAGACATGGCAGAGGCCATCGATATTTTGGGTGGCGTTCTCGGCAACGTTAGCGGCGACTTTGCGAAAGCTGGCTTGGCCGCCGATTTGTTCGGAAAGCGCGGCGTCGAAAATCTGCGACTGCTTAAGCAGATCATTTCGCAAGGCGGGCTCAGTATCGTTCCCGATATCTCGGGAGAAGAAAAAGAGTTCAACGACCGGCTGATCGCGCTCGATAAGCAAGTGAAGGCGACGGAGAAAAGCGTCAACGATACGCTCGGCAAAATGTTCTCCGAGCAAATCCGGCAGAACCAATTGACGTTCTGGAAAGATACGGAGACGGGGCTTCGGCAAGCGCAGAACGCGGCGGCTTGGTTCGGCGGATTTCTGCAACAAATCAGGGATTATGTTTCGGCAAAGGAAGGCGTCAAATCGACGAACGAGGAACTCGCCAATCTGAAAATGCCGGGTGTCGGCGCGGGCGCTCCGCAGCCGCGCTCGACGACAGGCGTGTCGGCAGCTCCATCGTCGTCGGTAATCATCGATCCATATCAAACCAAAGCGCCGCGGTTCGACGTTACCGATCAGATGAAATCGCTAGAGCAGGCGACGGACGAGGCGATCAAAAGCACCAACCAATCGCTGGGCGAACAGGCCGCGACGCTCACTAAAAATCTTGTGTTTCTTGAAAGATGGTCGGGCGTTCTCGGCGACGCGGCGACGCCGCAAGAGCAGTACCAGCAACGGCAGAACGCGATCACCAAGGCGTTGCAGGAGTACGCACCCGCCAGCGAGGAAGCTGTCAAACTACAAGAGGCTGGCAATCGATCACTGGAAAAGCTTTCGCAGACGCAATTGCTCGCCAAGTTAAATGCAAAGGAGCAGCTCGGCGTCGCGACGGAGCAGCAGATATTGCAAGCGAAACAAATCCAGATCGATCAGCAATATGCAAACGGCCTGATCGACGTAACGGAAAAAGAAAAGGCGCGCGCCAAAGCCGTTCTCGACAGCCAGAAAGCTTACGAAAATCTGTTGGTCGCTGGCTCGCGCTTGCCGGAACTAACGCGGTTCGGCATCGACGCGGCGAACGGCTTTAAGCAATTTGACACGCTCATAACCTCGTCGCTGTCGAGCTTCGAAAGCAACTTTGCCGATTTTGCCGCTGGCACGAAAACTTTCCAAGACGCCTTTAAGTCGATGACGGATTCGATCATCAAAGACATTATCCGCCTGACGCTGCGAATGACGGTTACTGGCCCTATCGCGGCTGGATTATCGTCGCTGTTCGGCGGCGGGGCTGGCGGCGGCGGGGGTTTCAATTTCCTGTTTGGCGGCGGATCGCCATCCGGTTTCGGTACTCGCGCATCGGGCGGGCCAGTCGCTGCGGGGACTCCCTATATCGTCGGCGAGCATGGGCCAGAGCTTTTCGTTCCCAAGGGCGCGGGCAATATCGTTCCCAATCAGCTTTCACGCGGCGGCACGGCAGCGGGCTTGAACGTGGTCGTCAATAACTATGCGTCGCAAGATACGGAGACGACGCAAGAGCGCCGGCCGGGACCAAACGGTGAGGAACTGATTATCGGCGTCGTTAAAAAGCATTTCTCGAAAGGTGGCTTTGATGATGTTCAACGCGGTCGTTATGGACTGCGAGCGGTGAAAGCACGATGACGACAGCAGCTTGGCCTTCCACGATTCCGCAATGCCCGATCCTTAATGGCTTCGAAGAAACGCCGCAGCCAAACGTCGCGAAGTTTCAGCCCGAGGTCGGCCCGCCTAAGTATCGGCGACGCTCGACAGCGAAAGGCTGGATGACGGATACAACGTGGCGGTTCTCGACGGCGCAGCTGGCATCGTTCAAGACGTTCCACGAAACGACGCTAAAGGACGGCTCGCTGCCGTTCACGATGAACCATCCGGTTACCAAGGTAAATTATAGCTGGATGTTTTCCAGCGATCCGAAGATAACGCGCATGTCGCCCGGCTTTCACTCGGTGAGCTTTCAACTGGTTCGCTTGCCATAATGCCGCGCAATATCACCCTATCGTTTCGCAAGGAGGCCGAAGCCCAGTTTTCCGGCGAAGTGGACCTTTGCTTTCTCACGATCACGCACCCAAAGCTCTCCGATGCGATCCGCGTCGTCTGGGATACAAAGGATTATATTTACGGGGGCTTCACCTTTATCGGCTTTCCGTTCGATATCCAGATCATGTCGGACGACGAGAGCCCGCCTAAAGCGCAGCTCTCGATCCAGAACATTGACTCGAGGATTGGCGAAACGATCCGCTCGCTCGTTGCGCCACCCAGGTTGAAGCTCGAAATGCTTTCGACGCTCGATTTCAATACCAGCGTTGATCCGCGCGTCGAGCTTTCGGGCGGCTCGCCGCCAAGCACTGTCGTTTACTCGTTCTCGCGGGCGTTTTTGATAAATGTCAAAGTCGATTATCTGACCGTCAGTGGCGATATTGTCGGCTGGGATTATCTGCAACGGGTTTGGCCGGGGAAGCGGGCAACGCAGGATATTTGCCCGGGCCTGTTTCGATGACGCGCGCATGGGCCGCGCGGTATGTCGGTCTCCCTTTCGTCGATCACGGCAGGGACTTTAACGGCGTCGATTGCTGGGGGCTTGTGCAACTCGTCATGCGCGAGGAAAAAGGCATCGAGCTTCCGTCCTACGGGGAAACATCGGCGCTCGATTTGCAGAAAGTCGCGGGGATGATCGCAAAGGAGAGCGCGATCGATCCATGGGTGCTGGTTCTGCCCGAGGCGCGCAAAGAGTTCGACGTTGTGGTAATGCACCGACGCCACTCGCCCATCCATGTCGGGATTATGTGCGGGCCAGATCACATTTTGCATATCGAGGAAAAGATCGCCGCCGTCATGGTCCCGGTCAAACACGAGAGTATTGTTTTCCGCTATCCGCGATTCTATCGGCACCGGGATTTATACAGCAATGCAGCATGAGCTCACCGTCCCGGTCGCTTATCGCGCTCCGTTCGATTTCAATGGGCAGTGCTGGGTCGAGCATCGCCTGCCCGGTTCGAGCGTGCTTGAGATGGTCGCGTCATGCCCGGTGCTGCCGCCAAATTTTTATAGCGACGGCTATGTCTGCATCAACAACCAGATCGTGCCGCGCGAAATGTGGGCGTTCGTTCGGCCAAAGCCTACAAGGCCCGAGGTCCCAGTCGCGGTTACGATGCACATTGCGCTGCATGGAGGCGGCGCTGGCGGCGGGGGCGGCAAACAAACCTTTGCCTTGATCGCGGCTGTCGCCTTGCTGGTGGTGGCTACGGTTATCACTGGTGGCGGCGCTGCTGCTTTGGCTCCTGCTGAACTCGGACTGTTCGAGGCCGGTAGTATTTCTGCGCAATTGCTGGCCGGTGCCGTAACAGTCGGCGGGGCGTTGGCTATCTCTGCTCTGACCGCTCCGCCATCGTCGGCTGCTGGCGTTGATGCTGGCGGCGCTAACGCGGAGCAAGCGGAGGCAGCGGCAGCGAGCGGCAACATATTAGACCGCGGCGGTTCGGTTCCTCGCGTGATCGGAACGCGCAAGGTCTTTCCACCGCTCGCTTGCGAGCCGGTCGTGGAGCTCGTCGACCAAGACGAGATTGTGGAAGCGCTTTATATCCTTAACGGCCCGCACAAGCTTGAGGATATCCGCATCGACGGGATGCACATCGAGGATACCGAGGACGTTGAGTTCGAAACGCGCGAAGGCTGGCCGGGAGATTCGCACCAGACGTTGGTTACCCGACAAGGGCGAACGACATCGCCGCAACTTGAGCTTTCTGATATCTCGGTGCAGGGCGACGGGCTTACGCTCGTCCATCAAAGCTTGCCGGAAACGGATCTGCCCGTTTGGCACGGCGTCGCGTCGCGCAGCTCGCCCGACGAAATCTGGATGCACCTGTTATTTCCTGGGGGCATCTACAACAGCACGAGCGCATCGATTTCCGTGCCCTTGCGCATGCGCTTCCGCAAGCGAGGCGATACCGCTTGGATTAATGTCCCAGAGTTTCACGTTACCTATAACGCGCCCAACCAATTGCGGCTTGCGATTAAACTGATTTGGGGTCCAGCGGATTTGCTGACCGAGCCGCCGGCATCGGTGGGCTTTTACTACGCGATCTTGAACACGCCCGCGCAGTCGAACAGTCCGGCGACGCCAGCGGATCGGCAATGGAACGCCAGTCCATATTTCGACAACGGCACCGGCGCAAATATTTACCTGTTCAACGGTAACGCCGCCTCGACGCGCATCCGAAACATGGTGATGTACGAGAACCGTTTGGAAATCTTTCTCGACGAGACGCAGATTCCGAAAGGCATTTACGAAATCCAGATCAAGCGCGGAAACTACTACGTCAACAGTTCGCTCACCAAAACGTCTTACGTCTATGCGGGCGCTGGCGGCACGACCGTTTGGGATTTCTTTTGGTACAGGCTTAATGGCGGCGTTGCGTTCAATCTGCAAAACCATACGAACGTTTCCGACCGCTGCCTGTTAACGCGCGTCGTGTCGATCTGGAACGAAATACCGATAACGCAGCCGGGTCAGTTTGCTCTCATCGCGATCAAGGCTCTCAATCGTTCTGTCCGACAGCTGTCCATAAAAGCATCGGGCTATGTAAAAGACTGGGACGGCTCGGGCTGGAACACATGGAACACAAGCTCCAATCCCGCGCCGCATTATCGCGACGTGCTGAGCGGTACTCTAAATCTCGATCCTTTGCCCGACGATCTGCGCGACGATACCGCGCTGGTTGCTTGGCGCGCTCTCTGCCGCGATAACAACTGGACGTGCGACTCCATCGTCAACGACACGCGGACGCAGGACGTTCTTAATCTGCTCGCGTCGTGCGGTTATGGTCGTCCGTACCAGTCGGATATCTACGGGATCGTTGTTGATAATGACCGTACGGCGGACGCGCCCGTTCAAGTTTTTTCGCGACGCAATAGCGCGAACCTGCATTACGAAAAAGCTTTCGCGCGATTGCCCGCTGGCTTCAACGTCACCTATCGGGACGATGCGACAGACGACGATGCAGCGCAGACGACCGTTTATCAGCGCGATACGACAAACACCGATCTGACGTTGCTGGAGTCTATTTCCTATGACGGCATGATCGATGCCGATAAAGTCGAGGCACGCGCGCTGTTCGATCTCGACCAAGCAACGCTGCGCTCGACGTTCTATTACATGGACGTCGATATTGAATCGATTGTCTGCCGTCGCGGTTCGCTCGT